ATCACACAATAATTATGAAAGACCCACATAAAGCAGAAGAAGCATTAGGCATGATACTTATCACGCTCTTTGGAGTGTGTATAGTTGGTTTAATAGTAGCAACAATTGGAGCAATTGCATCGGCATGACTGATTTACCTTTAGAGTTACAACAAAAATATCTAAACAAATTAACAGATTAAATAACAATATGGAAGATAGAGATACAAAAGAAGTATATGATAACATTTGCGTTGTCACGAGAGAAGATATTAATGTGGATGTTCCTGGTGAAGTCCTCAATTTTCGACCCAATGAATTCCTAAAGGTTGTGATTGGCAAATCAGTGGCTCTTAATCTACAATATGAACCCTCGCAGGGTGTGTATATTGGAGAGAAGTCAAAGATGCCATTCTTCTCAAAAGGACCAAAGAAATTAAAATAAGTATTTACATCCAAGTATAAACAGTATATAATAACATAATGAACTACGAACAACTGGAAGAAAAAGTAAATCAGTGGGCAGCCGATAAAGGTATTCTCGGAAAGGCTACCGCACTCACACAACTTGGTAAAACCCAAGAAGAGCTGGATGAAACTCGCCAAGCTCTTCTTGCTTTGGAATTTGCTGAAGATGATCATGATAAACAAGTGAAAAGATCTGAAGCATTGGCTGAGGTTGAAGATGGTATTGGCGATATGCTAGTTACTATCATCATCTGCGCTAAGTTGGCAGGACTCAATTCAGTTGAATGTCTGGAAGCAGCTTATAATGTGATTAAGACTCGCACAGGTAAGATGGAGAATGGTGTCTTTGTTAAAGATGCTTAAGCACAATAATATATAATACTATGTCACTACTAGAAAAACTAAAAAAATCAAGCCGCACAGCCGGCGCAGAGATTCTCTCTGAATCAAAGTTCTTTTCCGAAAAGGAAATGACTACAACATCGGTGCCGATGATTAACGTCGCACTCTCTGGTTCCACTAAAGGTGGTATCTCTTCAGGTCTAACAGTGTTAGCTGGACCAAGTAAGCACTTCAAAACATCGTTTGCCCTTTTAATGGCAGGTGCTTATATGAAGAAGCATAAGGATGCAGTTCTCATGTTCTATGATTCGGAGTTTGGTTCACCACAATCGTACTTTGAGAGTTTCGGTATTGACACATCTCGTGTACTACATACACCTGTTACCAATATTGAAGAACTCAAATTCGATCTTGTTCATCAGCTTACTGAAATTGATCGTAAGGATAGAGTGATGGTGGTGATTGATTCTATTGGTAATATTGCATCGAAGAAAGAAATTGATGATGCCGAGAATATGAAATCAGTTGCTGATATGACTCGAGCAAAAGCTCTTAAAGGTCTATTCCGCATGATTACACCATTCTTGACTCTTAAAGATATTCCTCTATTGGCAGTCAATCACACGTATCAAACACAAGAGATGTTCTCAAAGGCAGTTGTGTCTGGTGGAACTGGTGTAATGTACAGTGCAAACGATGTGTGGATCATCGGTCGCCGCCAAGATAAGACAGGTACCGAAGTGCAGGGCTATCACTTCATTATTAATATTGAGAAGTCTCGCTTTGTGAAGGAGAAGTCTAAGATTCCAATTAGTGTAAGTTGGGACGGAGGTATCGAGAAGTGGTCGGGCCTATTGGATCTTGCTCTTGAAACAGGTTATGTCGTTAAACCTAAGAATGGTTGGTATATGGCAATGAATCCTGCGACAAAGGAAGAATTGAGTGGAAACCTTCGTGCTGCACAAACAATGACTGAAGAGTTTTGGACAAATATCTTTGATAAGACAGACTTTGAAAAGGCTATTGAGAAACGATATAAGGTTGCTCATGTTTCTATGCTTGAAGAACTTCGCACTAAAGATGAAACACTTACAAAGGAGGTTGTTGAAGATGAAGATTCCTAAGTACACAATGGTTGAAAAAGAAGATGTAGATTACTTCGGCTTCAAGATTAAAGAGGGAGAATATAAGGATGTTGTATATTTCTATGGTGAAGTAAAGATCGAGGAAAATGAAGAAGAGGACAACGCAGTCCTCAACTTCAATTATAAGATTGACAATGGGAATGAACAGTATAGTATAGAACAATTAGAAGACTCTGTTAAGTTCAATGACTTAATGGGTGATATCCTAGCAACCATATTAGATACCAAAAATACAGAGGATGACAAAGGACTTACAGACGATAATTCTTAATAACTTAATATACAATGAAAACTTCACAAGAAAATCATTACCCCACTTAAAGGTTGAATACTTTGAGAAGTTTAATGCACCTGTATATAAGTTAATATTATCTTTTATAAGTACATACAATAAACTGCCTAATTCTGCGGCTCTAGAGATAGAGTTTCAGAATTCGGATCATGTTTCTCGAAATGATGCGAATGAGGTCCTATCCCTCATTCGAGCGCTGGACAAAGAAGAGAAGGTTGATGACACGTGGCTGACTGACTCAACCGAGAAGTGGTGTAAAGATCGCGCCGTTTATCTTGCTATCATGGAATCCATTGAGATCATTGATGGTAAGAATAGTGATAAATCTGAAGGTGCCATCCCCGAAATCCTATCTGATGCACTTGGTGTTTCGTTTGATTCAAACGTTGGACACGATTATATCGAAAACTCTGATGAGCGATTTGCTTTCTACCATAAGAAAGAAAACAAGATGCCATTTGATATTGAGATGCTCAACACCATTACAAAGGGAGGTGTTGGTCGAAAGACACTGAACATCATTCTTGCTGGTACAGGTGTTGGTAAGAGTTTGGCGATGTGCCACTTCGCCGCCGCTGCTCTTACCGAGGGCCAGAGTGTCCTCTACATCACATTGGAAATGGCGGAAGAGAAGATCGCTGAACGTATCGATGCAAACTTATTTGATATTGATATTGGAGATATTGAGAATATGCCCAAGGAGTTGTTTGATACCAAGGTGAAAAAGATTCAATCTAAGACTCAAGGAAAGTTAATCGTTAAGGAATATCCGACTGCTGTGGCGCATGCTGGACACTTCCGTGCTCTTCTAGAAGAGTTAAAGATGAAGAAAGATTTCAAACCTGATGTCATCTTCATTGATTATCTTAACATCGCAGCATCTTCACGAATGAAAGGTCTCGGAGGTTCAATCAACTCATACTCATATGTCAAGGCTATTGCCGAAGAACTTCGAGGCATCGCTGTTGAATTCAACGTGCCAATCTGGTCTGCAACTCAGGTTACACGAACAGGATTCGGTAATTCTGATGTTGAGATTACAGATACTTCAGAATCATTCGGCTTGCCAGCAACTTGTGATTTAATGATCGCACTAATCTCAACAGAACAGCTTGAAGGTATGAATCAACTCATGGTGAAACAACTTAAGAATCGATATAATGACCCAACACAAAATAAAAGATTCGTTGTTGGAATTGATCGAGCCAAGATGAGATTGTATGATGTTGAAACTTCGGCTCAGAATCTATCAGGTGATGGATCATCTAATTCCACATCCACACAGTCTGATACAGACTTCTCAACATTCAAGATTTAATATGATTACAATATCGATAAGCGGTTCGACTAAGTCTGTGAGAGAGGAGATTGAGAGTGCCTTCTTCTTCTATGTTAATAGACTTATGCCAAGACTGAAAACACTTGAAGTGGATGTAAAGTTCATAAGAAACTTGGCTGGAAAGGAATGTCTTTACGGCGACTGTACATGGAATGATAAAAACCATCAGCCAAGGGATTTTACGATCAGACTTGATTCTGCGATAGATCTAGATTCGATTCACGATACCTTTGCTCATGAAATGATTCATGTGAAACAGTATGTGAGGGGTGAGCTAGTTGATTTGATTCGAACTCCAACTACCTGTAAATGGATGGGAGAAACAGTTGATTGGACTAAATTAGAGGATAATGAGCCTTGGGAAATAGAGACATATGAGAGATCAAATATCTTATATGAAGAGTGGAAATGTTATAAATAGTATAAACAAAACACTAACAATAATTTATGGGATATATGCAATCATTTAAAGAGTTTATAGTCGAGGCTGTAGGATTAACACCTTCGGAGTTGAAAAAAGCGGCCACAGCTGGGCCATATAAGAATCAAGAGCGGACTGATATCCTTGCGGATCTTATCAAAAAACAAACACCATTGGAACTCATTAAGGGTAAGGATATCATCATTGCCAATGTTCCAGAGACATTGGAGAAGATCGCACAGTTTAAAAAGGATGGCAAAACCTTTGAAATGACGGGTGTTAATGGTCGCACCATTAAATCTTCCATGCTGAATAAATCAAAATATTTTGGTGGCGGCGCAGGGGCAGGTGGTGGAACAAAGCAGACAGCAATTGGTGAATCTGCACAATGTGTATGGATGGCTGCCATGTTGGAAATTGGATCTGCAATGCCAATTGATAGTTTCACTGATAAAGTTCTTACTAAAGCA